GCATCGCGCAGCGTCAGGTTTTGCGCCTTGGTGCCGTCGGTCGTCACATCGTGCCCGGCCCGGCGCAGGCGCTCGACCACCATGTCGCGCAGCTGCGTCATGAGCACAGCCTCGTGCGCGCCGCCCCAGGTGTTGCCGGGGTCGGTACCGCCGTGCCCGGCCGCGATCAAAATCTTCATGGCTTGGTTGCGCCTTCGCCCTTCGGGGCGTCGCGGAAGTTTTTGTCATCGACCGTGGCCCAGCCGATGTAGCTGGCGATCACCGCCGAGATGAACACGTAGAACGGGCCAGCCACCGAGCCGATCTGATCCGAGTCGCTCACCCACAGCAGGAGCGGGTAGCCAAAACCGGCAAACAGCGACACCCACGCCATGCGGCGGCGGGCTTTCCAACGATCGATAGGGGTAGGCATGGTCACGCTCCGAACAAAACCCAGAACCAAAGAAAGGGCACCAGCAGGAAAAACAGCGGCGTCATGGTCGTCCCCTTACCGCGCCGTCCGAAATGGCCCGGTCGAGCTTGTCGTTCAGACGCTCTAGGCTGCGGTCGATCTTTTGCAGGTACTCGCGGTTTGCGATTTCTGAACGCTCCACGCGCTGCGAAAGGGCGGCCTGCTGCTGGCGCAAAATCTCCAGATCGGTGCGAATCTGTGTGATGTGCAGGATGCCCCCCACGGCCAGCGTCATGATCGCCACCAGCGTCGCAATCGGGATGCGCTTATCGAGGTGCCAGCCCTCGGGCTTGCGTCTGCGGTCTGCGCCGTCGTAGTCGTCGTCCATGTGTTACCCCACTGCACGTTGTGGTTGGTTCGGGTTGCCGGTCGGGTTCGGCGCCACAGCAAGCGTGCCGCGCAGCTCGATCCCGAGTGCGTTGGCGAACATGGTGTAGTGCGACTGCGCGCGTTGCCCGTTGCCGGCGTAGTCCGCGTCTTTCGAGTAGGCGCGGTACAGGATGTAATCCTGAATTACGTTGCCGTAAATAGGCGGCAAGCCGATGTTGCCTGTAACGGCGGTGAACAGCGCGCCGTCGGCGGGCTCCGCAATGTCAGTCGGGAACGCAGCGAACACCAGATCAAGCTGGGTTGTCGCCAGCGCAGGCGGGTACACGTAGAACATGCGGGGGTCGCGGGCGTCGTACATGAAGTGCAGCACCTCGGCCGCGCCGGGCAGGTTGTGCCAGTTCGGGCTTTGCGCGTCCAGCACTTCGCGGTTGACCATACGCACAGCGCGTCGCGTGCCGGTGGCGTTGCGCACGACCTCGATCAACTTAGCCCCGGTAGCCGGAAGCGTCTGGCGCGACCCGACAACACACGTCATGGTCTGGTTCGTCACCATCGCGTCAGGGCGGTGCAGCACGACCTCGCGCTGCCCGTCGTTGAGGTAGCGCACCAGCTCGTTGATCGGCCAGCGGACGGACGTGTTGTCTTGCAGCGTCTCGACGCAGCGTCGGATAATGGCTTGGGCGGCGATGGTCATGGGCTCTCCTTAACACCACTTGGGTTGGGTTCGTTGGACGTGCTTGGTGTGACTGCGGTAGGCCAGCGTCGAAGCGCTGTCTGTGGCCGCCGCAAATCGGCGGTGCGATACTGCGGCAAGGTCTGGGCTAAAAAACGTGGTGTTGGGCGTCAGTAGCAACTCGGCCAATGCGCCATCTCCAATCGGCTCTTGGTGACGCTCGGCCAAATGACTGGGCACTCCTGTCGAGGCAGTCGATGGAATCAAAACCGCCAGCACCTGCATAGCGCCTACTAAGCCAGCGCCTCCGGTGAGCACAAACGATTGCGGGTTGTTGCTTGCTATGCCATTTGGCGAGAAATTCGGATGCACCATAGGGTCGGCGGCCAAGTGGCGAAACCCGCTGACTTGGATCGGCTCACCGTCGCGCGTGGCGCGCTCGATGGTTAATAGCTCAGACTCGGGTGGCAGAACAAATGTGCGCGTTTGCGGCGGGCCAGCAGGCACGGATTCAAGCCACTGCACCCAAGCTCGCGTGTCCCGGAAAAACTTGCGCGCAGCTGTGCGCAAAGCCTGATCCACATAGGGCGCCGGCGCCCCCGGCACGATCGGCAGGACGCGGGGATGCCAAAATGCCCAGGGCGTGATCATGGTGGCGTCACCACAGCACGAGGCGGCCTACCCCGTCGCTTGGGGGTCGGCGGTGTTTCTGCTTCAATCGGCAGCGCATCAAGCGCCGCTGGGTCGTCGGCATCGTAGTCGTCTCTGCTTGCAACACTTGCAGCATTGGCCAGCAACACGGCCTTTTCAAAATCGCGCTCATCGGCGGGCCAGAAATGGCCGGTGGCGATCAAATGGGCAATCGTGGGCGCATGATCAACGAAGCAGGTCAACTCGCCGCCATCGTCGGGCGTGAATAGGAATGGCCGGCCATCAAGCCCATCCACCCACACGTTTCCATCGCGCCGTGCAGCAACTGAGGTGTGCAGTTTCATCGTGGGTGCTCCTAAAAAAATGGGGAAGGAAGATCGCGCTGCGCTTCCCCGCAAGCCCTAAGCCCAGCAGTGCTCAAGGTCGAGGTTTAGGCCATGCGGAAATAGACCGTCACGCCCAGCGTGCCCGCAGCCGGGGTGGCAGCAGCGGCAGTGATTTGCACGCCCAGCTTGCGCTCGACGGCTGCGGGTGCCACTTGGCGCATGGGCAGCGCGGTCAACAGGCCAGAAACACCAGCCGCACGCCCTTCTTGGCGGCCCGTGAGCCATGCAGCACCACCATCAGCGGCAGCGGTGGAGATTGCAGTTTCGGCATCGTTGATCACACCTAGGCTAAACGCCAGCAGCGGCGTAGCGTTGGCGTCCATGTCGGTCGCATCGATCTCAACGAAACACGGGATGGCACCAGCGGGCAGAATGCCCACGGCGCCCACCGTGTTCAGCGCCAGATCGGCGGTGCCCAGCGGCACAACAAAGCGTTCGGCGGCCAGGTTGATGTTCGACGGCGTGTCGATGGGGTTGCGCCCGGTCAGAAAATCCGACGCGGCGCGCGCTTGTGCAGAAAACGGCATGATGTACTCCTTGTCCGTGTTGGGTTAGCGGGCTGCGGCAGCGGTGTCCAGAGCGAACACGCCGAAGTCGTTGTTGGTGCCCTCGATGTTCCAAGTCACCTTCTTGATGCCGAAGATGCTGGAGGTCGTGATCACCACCTTGTCGCCGTTGTCGCGGGTTTCTTCGTGCCAGTCAAAACGCATGTTGGTGCCCGGCGAGCCAAAGGCCACCACGGCAGCTTGCGCGCCCATGAACAATGCCCGTGCGGCTTCCACGTTGGCACCTGCACCAGCGTTGTTGAAGCGGATCACGTTGCGATGGCTGTGCAGAATCACGCCCCGGTACATGCCCAGCGCGCCCTTGAACAGCGCGTTGTTGCGGCCCTCGGCGCTGGCAGCGGCCTTCTGAATGTCCAGCCATTGGCCTGTGGCCGTGTTGCTGCGCAAATCGTCTTCTTGGAACGTGTGCATGACGCAGGCAAAGGTTTCGTTGCCATCGATCTTGCAGGGCTGGAGCACCGGCACGCCAGTAGCGCCGCCGCCTTGGCTGTCGGCTTTGGTCTTGGCCCGGTCGATCAAGCGAAGATCGAAGCGGTCAGCCGCTGCGATGTTGTTGAACGCGGTTGCGTTGTTGCCAAACACCACGTGGTTGCTGGTGGGTGCGGTCAGCGCGTTGCTGGCGCGGCCCGTGTAGCCCAGCGGCAGCACGAAGTTCGCATTGACGCCGCGTGCGCCCGAGAGGTACACGAACAGCAACTCATCCATCAGGCGCGCCCACCATTGCGACTGCTGGCGCTTGGCTTTTTCGCGCAGGTCGTGCAGGGTGCGCTTGCGCGTCATGCGCCCGCCGGTGTTGACGCCACAACGAGCCTGGTCGATGTAAATCTGGTCGGTGTAGAAGCGCTGCGCTTCCTCTTTGCCTTCCAGAATGTCCTCGCCCTCGATGGGTGCCATGCGCAGTTCGGCCAACAGGTCATAGCTGATCTGCTCGCCGGCGTCGGACTCCAGTTCGGTCAGGATTTGGATGGGTACTTCGGCCTCGGCACCACGTGCCATGAAGCGCGAGTTGAAGTACGATTTCTGGCTCGCGTCGTGGGCCAGCAGACCAGCCCACTTGCGAACGGCTTTGGCGTCGTTAACGCCTACGATGGTTCGTGCCAAGACGATTCTCCTTTGGGTCAAATACCCGAAAGAGCACGTCCTGCGCTCGGTTGCTTGAATTAGCTGGCTGTGTCAGCGTGATCTGAACTATGCCATGCTTGGTACGGACTTTGCCATGCTTGGTACGGGTTTAGCGAATCGCCCGCCAGTTTCCTTCGCCGTCGCGGAAATGTGTTGCCGCGGGGAACTCGCGCCGAAACGCCTCCAACTCTTGCGGGCTGCGAATGGGGCGGTACACGATTTGGCCGTCTTGCCGGAAAGGGGCTCCACGCGCGGCGGGTGTTGCGGCGGGGGCTGGGGTGGCTGTGGGCGCTGGTGCGGGCTGGCCGCCGCCGGCTTCGAGCATTCGCGCCTCCCAGTTCGGCCCATGGATGCGCACCATTTGCTGACTGATTTCGGCCTCTGACGGCGTAAACCCACCGCGCGGCTGACTGAAGTGTTTGTAGTCATCAACAATGGCGCGGCTTTGGGCGGCTGTGCGCTGTGCTGCGGGCACGGCAGGCATCACGCCAGCAGCCACGGCGGCAATTTGCGCCGGGGTTGCATTAGGATTTTGCTCTCTAAACAAATCAGCAGCCGCTTGGCGCTTGCCGGCTTCTTCCCTGTCAGTTTGCGCCGCATTGCGCGCCGCTCGCGCGTCTGCATTGGCTGCGCGCTGCCCCGCCTGCTCCGACAGTCTCAATTGAGCGGCTG